CGTTATCGATTGAATCGAAGCCATCAATCGCCCTCAACTCGTTCAGCGTTAATTTGCCCTCCAAACTCTTTCGCTCTTCAAGTGACACCTGTAATTCATCGTACAGGCTTGTATCGTAATCAAGTACATAATTAATGAACCGTCCTCCCTCTGTCCTGAAAGGATCAACCAGCCATTTGTTAAGCGCGTCCTCCTGCTTGTTCAGGTAAGGAAGTATAACGTCTCTAATAAACCTTGCTGCACCCTCTTTCTGATTCTGATAGGTCGGGTTTTTCTCAAACAGAACAGCAGGAACTCCCCATAAATCGCATAAATTGTCACCCGCTTTTTCAAGCGAGTTAATGATGTTAAGCGCATCAGGTGATAAACCTATCTGGGTGTACTGGAGTGGCATACCGCTCACGACAATTTTATTTTTATTGTCCACACCCTGTATCTTAGCCTCCACCATCTCCTGGGTTTTCTCCCTCTGTTCCGGATTCAACCAATTTTCCTTATCAGGGTGATTAGGTGAAATGATACCTTTTGCCCCCTCGTTCTGCAATGACTTCAACCACGCTTCAATGGCATAGTCATCAAGCTGCAAGTATTTTAATCCCGCCAAAAGCGGTGAAAAACCCCTGAACTGTGATCCCCCGATGTCAAATAAAGGACTTGCCATCTTCATGTGAAAAACATTCTTCATGTCATCATCTATCCACGTCCTTAACCGCCCATCAGGCATATTGTACTGCCACCCCACCAACTCGTCATTCTTAACGATATGATTCATCCTTGATGGTGGCACGGTGTATAATTCGAGTGCCTTGTATGAGTTTAATGCCGTCTCCCTGATATAGAATGATTCGCCCTGTACCGTGTAAAACAACCAGAACAATTCTGATAAATCACGCCACGTCTGAACAGGATTAGGGTTTTCCAGCAATTGGAACAGGTCGCTCTCCTCAGGTGCATATTCAAGTGCTTTCGTGTACAAGCGTTTTTTTACGTGCTCTGTCGGTGTGGCGTTATACTTATTGCTCCTGTATTTCCTGTATTTTTTAGCCTTGTCATCGCCATTGTCAATGTACAGTTCAAGCTGGGCAACACCTAATTTTTGAATGATTTTCTGGACTATCTTATAAACATTTGCATTTTTCGTGTACCCTTTCTCAACGAAATCTTTCGCTTCCCAGCTATATAACGTCAACGGTACATTATATAGCGAAAAAGGACTATTGAGCGGTGTGCCCAACGCCTTTGTTGAATGTTTTTTAAATCCCAGTGCTTTCTTAATCATCTTCGCTATATAAATTTATTCCTGTGAATACCGTGAAAACCACCCAAAAAATAATCAATGCTACCCGGCTCCCCGCCCACCAATCCACGAAATTAAACGTCAACTGGACAAATGAAATTGAAATATATATAAGCATCAACGCTGCAAGTGATAGCGTCACAAGAGTTAATAGTTTTTTATGTTCTTTGCTCAGCTTCATATTTCTTTATCCTATTGAAAATTCAAATTTATTAATCTTATGCATAACCGCATACCTGATAGCATCTATTGCATGGCAATAAGCATCAATGGGTTTATTAGTCGGGTTACCATCCTTATTTAACGCCCAGCTATATGCCCTTAACTCCTTTATCAAGTTAACGCTCCTCTTAGTTACATATATAGGTTTGCTTAAAAGAGTGTCAATACCTTTAATGATGCTATCAGGACCTTTGACCGCCCCTTTGACATTATACCCGGCGTTACACATTTCCTGAATGCTTTTAGGCTCCGCACTGTCAGCTATAATCTCATCATAGTTTTTCTTTAAGCCTAAACTATCAAACCTCCTAATGATGTCTGAGTTAAGCATACCGGTCTGGTAGATCAATTCATCAACGTAAAAAGCATCTCCCACTTCTATTGTTTTAATCAAAGCGCTTGGATCATTCGTAAACCCGAAGTCAAGCCCGTAAATGGCTTTTTCCTCCAGCTCCTGCGGTATCCTATCTATCTGATACCAATTAGAAAATATAATCCCCTCCGTTACCCCGTACTCGCAATCGAAGTGTATTCGCTTAAAATTCTCATCCCTTGAAACACGCATCTCTATCCTGTTGCGCTCCGTTTCAGGAAGGAAAGGATTGTCAGTATAGTTTGATTTTATTACAACCGTCTTGTCATAGTTTGATAACCAATTTTCCATCCAGAATTGAGCCGTCGGATTAAAGTCGGCAATAACATTTTCCGAGCGCCTTGCCAATTCATCCCAAACATCCTTTTTTAAAGAATTAACCTCATTACCATACAAGTAATCACGCCTTGCACCTAAAGCCTTGTCAATTCTATCAGCCGAGAAAAACTCGATAATTGAGCCACTTGGTGCCGTCCATCTCGATGTTGATATGTTCCAACTTGATTTACCCCATAACCCTAAAGGCTTGCATACATTCGATAAAATTCTTATTGCTCCGATATCAAGGTGCGGTTTGGATTCTGAAACGATAGTTATAATTAAATCCTTAAATCTTAGTGCTATGGAAAATAAAAACAGAACAATATCATATGTTTTGCCTGAACCGGTGCCGCCCCTGTGGACAATGATCTTATTGCCATCCTCAAAGGCTTGTTTGGTTTTATGAAATATCGTGCCTGTTTTTATATTAATATCCATAAGCTATTGGTCTTTAGAATGATTGATAAAATTAATATTTATTGCGTCACCTGAATATTCGTTTTTCGTGGGCGCATTGTAGCCGAGCATTTGATTAATAGCATCTAAAGCCTTCTGCTTATCATATAACTCGATTCTAACATACTCAACGTCAACTATTTCAGGGTCTTCTTTTGTTCCTATATTTTTCTTTAAAATTTTTGTTGATATTGATTTTATACAAGCCTTCTGATCGTCTGTCAATTCCTCAAAATCTTTGCGCTCTATCCATGTTTGGTGCATGTGAGCAATAGAGGAATAGGCTATCTTTTCATGTTCTTTTAAAACCCTCAATGCCGACAGTTGAGCTGTCTCCGCGAGGTTGTCTTGCATATACCTGATACGCTCCTGAATTTCAGGTTTCTTCAAGTTTTCACCTCCAATTGAATAAGCCGTTTTTTCACTATATCCAGCATTTATCGCAGCCTTTGTAGCATTAAGATGCAACACATATTCATAGCAAAACTTCTCCTGTTTATCAGTGAGTTTTGCCATTTCCTCTATATGTCGTTGTTCATCCGTCTTTTTCATGCGCCAAACATAAGTATTTTAAGTTAATAAACCAAATAAATCGGGATTATTTTTCAACTATTTTTTAATTATTTTCAGGTTAGATCGTTGATTTTTTTAGGCTATATGCTGTAATGTAGTGTGGCAAACGGTTTCAGCGTTTTAGTGGTGTCAAAAATATTTTATTCTGGTAAAAAATTATTTTCTAAAAATAAAAATAATTCGGATAACTGATTAATTTTTAGATTGTTACGAGCAAAAAGATATACCAATTATTATTTTATTTTATTTCATAAAACTATATATAGAAAAGCCCTATTGTATATATATAGTTTACTATAATATTTATATAATAATAATAATATATATAGTAATATAGTGATTATTAAGTAGTTATAGATGATTTTTAACTATTATTTTATTTTATACTTTATAATTAACTTTATACATTTCTCCGATTAATCCCATGAAGCAACACTTTACAACCCTGATACAACCCTGATACAACCCTGATACAACACCATGACACACAAACAAATACACTGAGGCAAAACAAAACCAACGAGCATAAACCTTGACGCACCCAACCTCGAAAAAATTATTTTTACCCTCAAAAACACCGAAAAACCGTAGTTAATGGATATTAAAAAACACGCCTATTCCTATAATAGATGTTAAATTCATGTTAACTTTTGTAAAACAACTCCTCGAAAAATGCCGTTTTTGGTTAAAATATCTTTAAAAACGATGAAAAAATGGAGGAAAACGGCGAAAAATACACCAAAAACAGCGAAAAAACGGGTAAAAACAGCGAAAAATGCACCAAAAACAGCACCAAAAACAGCGAAAATCTGAGCAAAAGTCCGTGAAAAATCAAATATTTCCCATGATACAACACGAAAAAAAGATCGATTTTCACTAAAAAACCGACCTTTTAAATCAAATACCTCTGATATTTCACTCAAAATACCTCTCAACCTCCCACTCAAATTCCTCTACATCATCAATAAATCTATGCGAATAGCCTAAGAATTTTGCCCAAAACCGTTGCTCCTCCGATGCAACTCCTCTGCCATCCGGTCGCTTAAATTCAACAAATAAACATTTACCGCCCTCCTGAATGAACATGTAGTCGGGTATTCCTTTGTGTTTATTCTTTTCCAGCTTCACCGCGACAAGTCCTTTTTGGCGTGCAATATTGCAGCATTTTTGTTCGAGGATCAACTCTGATTTTGTGTGTTTTTTAGCCATTGTTTGTAATTTTTCATCTTGGTCCAGTAGATTGCCATGCATGCATATTAGATTCAGTTCCTAACATCCGTTATCCGACACAACTTTAATGATCTCATTCCTTAGTGCCAAGCTCACCCTGTCTCCATACCCCAGATAGTCGTTAAACTTCCTGATACCGCTCCAGACGGTCGCGTGTGATCGGCTTGACTGCCTTGCTATGTCGATCAGCCTTATCCCCTCACTATTCATGTAGTGCCAAATAGCCATCCTTTTAATCGGGTTCAACCCCGACCTGTTATCCTGCTTAAGATCTCCGAAGCCCGCCATTTCGCAAATCTCGTCGAAAGACGGCACTTTCGCGTTAATCGTTGATGTACGTGTGTTTCTTGATCTCATAATGCCTCTCCTTTAATATTTAATTTTTTAACTAACTTATTTTCTAAATAATACCTTCCCATGGAGGTATCCACCTCACCATCATTCTCCGCCATATTCGGCTTCTGCTTCTTGCCAGATATTTTTCTTTTTTTCATTGCTTATTGCTTATTTACTACTTATTAATCAATTTCTTTTACCCATGCTTCATTTTCAACTATAATTATCTCTCCCTCCCATCCACAATTGGCGCATTGCATAGGGTCACCATCGAAGAAAAAATCATCTTCCGCCTCTGTAAACCCCTCCAATTCACCCCGGCATTCAGGGCACTCAAACCATTCTATTGGTTTCCATTTTTTATCTTCCATAATTTTAAAACATTGGTAAATTACGTGTTACGTGGCATTATTGACCACGCACAATACCACGGAATCCACCAAACTTTTCAGCTACGGTTTTAGGTCGCCAAATTTTACCACGTTTTACAACTATTCGTTCTTTACCTTCGTATTCTACTGCCTTTACATAATCACCACCTTGATAACCCATGTTTTCCGTTACTTTACATAAAACTTGTTTGTCATCAAATTCACATAATATCTTTGCCATAATAATAACGCCACATAACAGTGTATATAAGTCATTGCCTCTGTGGTCTTTTTTTAAGTTTATATTAAATTTATAATTCTGTTCATTCTATTAAGTTTTGTGAGAGCAACGCTTCATATACTCAACGTTTATCGCTCATTTGCGCATCGGGAAATGTCATTTGGTAGTGTCATATATTAAGATTGTTACAAATGATCTTCTTCCTCCAATATTTTAACGCCCGCCTCAACCATTAATCGCAAGTACTCACGAAAAGAATATATGTCGTCATACCCTTCTTTCAGGTAGTGCTCCATCAGCTCGGCTTCGGTGGATTCAATTATTTTGTTACGTTTTATTTTCATTTCTTTGTTTTAATTATTCGTAAACGCCACGTTAGTGGCAAGTTTGCTCATGTTCCCACGGGAGTTTACCACATCTATCACAAGTTTGGTCTGATTTGTAATTTTTACGCACTCTGAATGAATCGCAAACCAGATCACTAACAGCAGGTATATTTAATTTTTTAACCTTGCTTTCGTGGTAATGGTTAACAATCTTAATCAATTCCCATATTTTTACACAATTAGTTTCATGGTTAGGGTAATTATCAACTAACCACTTCATTATTTCAATTTCTTTTTCTGGTGTCATATTCGTTCTTTTAAATCGGTTAAAAAACTAAAACATATCTGCGTTCCGTTAGCTGCAATTAACTGGAGAACCCATCACAATTACCACCTTCGTCATAAACATACCTACTCTGCAATATAATCCTTTCTGCTTCTTCTCTATTATATTGCTCTTGAAAATGCTCCATTTCAATGTCATACCACGTGTTCGCTATCTCCCGCATGGCTTCCGCTCCGGCGAGAAAGTCATTATATGATCCAATTTGTTCTTCAGACGCATAAGTATCAATATTGACATCTATAGGTATTAATGCATACTCTCTTGCTTTCTGCTCTATTTGTTCTTTTATCGCTTCTGTCGGTTCTATTTTCATATCAATACTTTTTGCCGTGCATCCTTTCACGGGTTGCGTTATACTTCATTTTCAACTCGATGTGCTTTTCGATATCGATACCTTTTGCTCCGCATAGGTCGAGGATTCGGATAATTGTGTCGGCAAGTTCATCCTCGAACGTGTCTTTAATCGAATTTTCAAAAGACCATTTAAAATCAATAAAATTTTCTTTGTCTTTTTCAATTAATTCCAAGTCGGCATACAACCCATTCCTATCTGCTTCCATCGTCTCCGCCAATTCTGATACGCAAAGCATTAACAGTGTTCCTGTCTCTCTTTCTTTATCCCAAAATCCTTTATTTTTTGCGTTTTCGTGAATTTCATCACGCAATTGATTTAATGTTTTCATATCCTTAGTTTCAAAATTGATTCTTTGTCTATGGTTGGAATTCCAAACCTCCATTCACCCGCTCTATGGTCAAACCATTCGTCTTGATAAACGGCTACATGTTTTAAACAATCATCCAATGCCTGATTGTGGGCTTCTTTTTGAGCCTGTTCAATTGCTTTAACACAAGCCTCCCACTCTGGAACCTGTTTCATTTCATCTATAGTTACATAACTATCCTTTGTTCTTGATAACATAGAAGTTAAATGACTTTCTAATATTTCTTCTGCTGTTTTCATTTCTTTGTTTTAATTATTATCCATTTCAAGTATTCGTAAACGCCACGTTAGCACCAATACTACGTTATCTTTTTCAATTCAGAAATTAGGTAATCAATAGCGTACCTTCCTACGTGGAATTGTAACGATGGTGTTCCTCCGTAAGTTGGTATTAGGAATACTAAAATATCATCATACATCCTGTATATTTCAGCAAATCCATAATCACTTTCAGGAATAAACACCATGTCGCAATCAATACCATTATCATCTATTTTTGTATTGTAAGGTAAATCAAGTATTGCTTGTTTTAACCCATCATCGTATAAATCTAATTCAGTTCTCATAATCCGTACTGGTGCTAACAGCGTTTAGCAGTAATTTAAATATGCCAATTACCATAAGCCCAATGGCCTACTATTTTTAAACATTCTGTGCATTGCAATGAATATTCTTCAATCCCATACTCACTTTGATATATTTTTACTTGTTTAAATTCTTTATTTCCGCACCAACATTTTAAAGGTGTCCCATTTTCAGAAATATACCCTTCTTCAATTTCCTTCTTCATATATTCTTCAAACGATAAACTACTGCTAACACCAGCTATATCCAAGCTGGGTTGTAGTGGTGTATTTGTGTTTTCTTCTTTCTTTGTCATTTCTTCTATTTTGATAAGTTTGTAATTATAAATCCCGGCCTGTACATAGCTGCATCCGTTAGACGTAATGATGAACACTGCTATATTCTGTATTTATCTAAAAGTTCTGAAAGTTCTTTTTTGAAGTTGGATTGTTCTTGTCTGGAAATCCAAATTAGATTTTTGCCATTTACATTAATTTTAGATTCAAATGTATCAACCGCTTTTGCAGTTATTGTTACATCATTGTTTTGATAAATAATATCTTCCATGTTTTCATATCCTTTGTTTTAATTATTCTATCGGTCTCCAGCCGATAATCAATCCATTACTCCTGTGCGTATCTACAAGTCTCATTTTATGAGTTAAACCGCACTCGCTCAAAATACCTATTGATGGGAAAACCTTTACAATGGTATCAGTGTAACGAATTTGTACTTGAATTAATACCATCTCTTCTATTTTCGGTAATTCCTCTTTCGGGTCTCTCCATCGCATGGCTTCCATATATCCTTTCGTGTATGCAACTTTTTCTTCTACCGTCATAATCTTTAGCTTATATCGTCAACCTCCAAATCAAATTCCCATAATGGATTTTCCGTTGAAATTTGGGCTGTATATCCCAAACAAAACTCCACCCATTCTTCCATTTCAGCATCGGTGCACTCACACGGTGCTGTTACTGTTATTCTATATTCCTTTGTCATAATCCCTCCTGTTTTAATAAATCAATCCCAATACCACCATCACTAAAATATACCCTCCACCGATAAGGCAGAACCACATCATCGCTCTGCCTTTTTTGCCTAAACCATTAAATAGTCTTTTCATTATTTTTCTCTTTTAAAGCGGTCATTACTTCATTAAATTTAGTGTTGAATTCCTCCTCTGTGGTTGGATCAAATGTTAACCAATTTTCAGGAACAGCTCCGTTTGACCAGTTAACCGATATATCAAAACCATAGTCACACACCAAAACAACCTTATCCTTTCTTAAAAACTTGCAATATAGGCCTTTATTTCTTGTATAATAAGGGAATGATATTTCTATCTCCTTGACCTCTTCACGTCTTACCGTCACTTTGATTTTTGTTTTCATGATACTACCCTGTTGAATGTTTTAATACTTCCATCTATGTATTCCACCAGCATAAACCCCGATCTGTTTATATTCCAATTGTAATATTCATCCTTATCCACCATGAAGGATGAAGTCATCCCGTCTAACCAATACTCGATTTTTTTTACCTCTTTCTTTTTCATAATTCTGTTACTTTTTTTTGATTATTACTACTTGTTTAACTGAACACTACAAAAATAATAAATGTTTTCGATATACCAAAATAAAAGACCAGCTAATTATGTTAAAAGATATTAAACACACGTACTTATTTAGTCAAATCAATAAATTCATGCAATAATTCTTGTTTTTTATTTAAACTTTTATACTTTGCTTCTTCTAGTGTACTTTTGCCTATAAAACTGTGTATTTGAACTGCCCTTTTTTGATTTGTTCTTATTAACCTTGCATTTGCTTGCATCCATTGCTCTACATCATAAGGAATAGAAGACCATACCATTATACGTGCATTATTTTCATGCAAATTTAATCCATGTGAAGCTGACATTGGTTGCAACATTAATACATCAATATCTAAATTATTCCACTTTTCTAAGAATTTTTTATCTTTGCTTGTAGCAAATTTTATATGCTCCTTCTTCAACTTCTCTAAAATCCATTCACGCTCCTCGATAAAAGCGTAAAACAATAAAACCTGTTCACCCTCCGATACCGCCCTTGCGACAAATTCCACTACCTCATCCAACTTTGATGAGTGCTCGCCTCTCTTAACCTCTCGTAAGCCTGTATGAACATCATCAACATAAACAAAGCCATTGCATAATGTTTGAAGTTTTGCAAACTTTTGATTTTCCGTGAATGCAATAACCTCATCATTTAACTGCACTGACAGCATCGTGTTGAGCCTTAAATATTCGTTCATTTCAGGATCCGACAATTCCACCACATGAGGAATATATGATACCTCTGGAACTTCTAACCAGTCGGAACTGTCAAGGGTGAAGATATTTTTCTTATATGGTGCGATAATATCTTTAAGAGGTGTTACATTTTGCCACTTTTGAAATTTCAATCCAGCACCCGCCAGAACATCCCTGAAATGTGTCGCCCTCCACCTGTAAAAGCCCCTGTTAATATCCTTTTGCGGTGCATTATTGCCAAAACCAACCGCCACCAATTGACCGTAAATATCGATCGCTGAATTAGTGATAAACGTGCCTGTCAAGCCGATTCGCTGTTTTGCGTTAATCTTATAAACAGATCCGCTCCTTCCTGATGCATGGTTTTTATAAGATGTCAACTCATCCATTACCAGCAAATCAAATTCCAGTTTCATATCCGAAATATCACCTACATTATCCCGTGTGACGACAAGGTACTTGTTATTGTCATACGCTTCACGGATAATCTCTAACCGCTTCTTCTTGTTGTAGTGCCAGCAAATCACCAGCTTATCATGCAAATCGTGCAAATTCCACTTGACACATTCTTGCTTCCACACGTGGTTCGCCACGAATTTGGGTGCAATAATGATACATGATTTCGGTTTTGCTTCATTGATATAGTGAAGTATGGAGGCTGTTTTGCCTAACCCGCAGCCAACGCTTAGGATTATTTTGTCTGTTGTTTTACAAAATTCTACTATTCTTTTCTGGTAGTTATAGAGTTTCATCTTGATTTATTTCAGTTGCTTTATTAATGTATGCTTGCGCTGCATCGCTTTCATCGTCAAAGTACCCCAAAAATGATTTCTTCCCATTGACTGTTATTTGAGAAAACCACTTGTTGCACCTCTTATCAAAACTTACTCCGTAATATTCGCTAAGATATACCCCTTTCTGCTTTTTTCTCCTAGCTCTTTTCCTTATTTCTCTCACCTTACGCACCCCATTATCTATTGCGTGCTGCATATTTTCTTTATTTGTCATCCACTCGAGATTACTTACATGGTTATTAGTCTTATCTAAGTCTTTATGATTAACTGTTTCTTTGTTTTCAGGATTAGGAATAAACGCTTCCGCTACAATCCTGTGGACTGATTTTGTTTTCTTTTTGGATTTTCTACTTAAGTAAACCATTAAATACCCTTTTTTGAATACGGATGGTTTTAAAACTGTTTGGCTAAATCTCGCAATGCGCCCATCTTTGTAAACAGTGATATGGTCTTTTCTCCTTACTTTACCTGTGTTGCTAACTTCGTAGTAGTCCTCAAAACCTACAACATCTTTCCACACTTCAACCTCTGAGTTATTTATTGTATTCATAATAAAAAAAAACGCTCCCAAATCAAATCCACACCGTCCGACGGGTGCTTCAATGAAGTGAGAGCTTAAATTGTTATTCTCTATTGTCGGACGAGAATTATCTTATAAAGATAACAATAACAACTGGTTCTGCAAAATATTTACTACTTTTTCTTATACTCAAAAATCA